AGTCAGGTGAAATTGCTCTTAGCGTCAATGGCGCAACGCCTTTAACGGCAAATGGGACGTTCGCTTTCGGTGCGCCCTTGAATAGAATAACACTTGGTAGCAACCAGTCTCCAAGCAGCGAGTTCAACGACCGCATCCGCGCCGCCGCCATCTACACCACAAGGCTATCGAATGACCAACTTGCCAACATCACCCGACTAACGTAATGGCTACCTTCCGCAAATACGCCTTCCCAACCCAAGCCGAGTTCGAGGCTTTCTATCAACTTTCCCAACCCGATGCCACCTGCGTGGAGTTGGGCGACATCGACAACACCTACTGCGTGGACTTGCTGTGGGAAGACCAACCCGATGCAGATTGGGAGCAGTTTGAGGTTTGGCCTGAACCTGTCGGCGTACACACCTTCCTTGGCTGGGACGAAACTTACACAAACGACTATAATGAAAGATTTTCTTAATTCCATCGGCATCAACATCGGCCTAACCATTGCAGGTTTCCTTGGCTCGCTTCTGCTTCTACCAAAGCAACGGAATTGGAAGTTGCAACTGGTCAGCGTGTTCAGCGGTAGCCTTTGCGCCACCTACCTCGCACCCGTGCTGATTGGATTCCTGAACATCAACGCACCAAACATCCAGTACGGCTTGGCTTTCCTTGTGGGCTTTTCAGGAGTGAAGATTGCGGAAGTGTTGGAGGCAAAGATTCTCAAAACCCTATCCAGTGATAATAACGCGCAACGCGGCTAACATCCACACCCTCAACTACACGGGTGACGAACTGAACTTACTGCTAATTTCCGACCTTCATTGGGATAATCCCAAATGCGACCGCGACTTGCTTAAACGTCACTTGGACGCGGCAAAGGCAAAGGGCGCAGGAATCATCGTAAACGGTGACTTCTTCTGCTTAATGCAGGGAAAGGGCGACCCGCGTAAAAGCAAGGATGACATCCGACCCGAACACAACAAGGGCAACTATTTGCAGGCGGTGGTCGAGGATGCTGTGGAGTGGTTCACGCCGTACAAGGACAACCTGCTATTGATAGGCTACGGCAACCACGAAACGCAAATCATCAAGCATATGGAGTTTGACCCGCTTCAAATGTTTCAGTCGATATTCAACTACAAGAACCAAAGCAACCTGCAGTTGGGCGGATACGGCGGCACGTTGAAGGTGGTGGGGAAAATTCGTAGCGGCCTGCATCGCGCGTTCGTCATCCACTACTATCACGGTTCAGGAGGCGGCGGCCCAGTGACCAAGGGCGTCATCCAAGACCAACGCATTATGTCATTCGTGGAAGGCTACGACCTAACGTGGCAAGGTCACGTTCACGAGTTGTACCACCACGTCAATATGGTTCAGTATTTCAACCGAACGCAAGACATCATCCAGCAGAGGCGTGTACATCAGGTGCGCACATCTACGTACAAAGAGGAGTACAGTTCTGGTGAAGGTGGCTTCCACGTTGAAAAAGGTCGCTCACCTAAACCACTTGGTGGCTATTGGCTGAACCTGCAACAAGAACGACTGCGGACAACGGAGGACAATGGGAAGAATCGAGACAGGACTGAGTGGGTGGTGAAGTTGCATACTACTTAAATTCGCGATATGAGAACCATTAAGTACCTTGTAGTCCATTGCACAGCCACGCCACAAGCGACAACGGTTGAAAGCATCCAGCGCTACTGGCGTGAACGGCTTGGCTGGTTGGCCAGTGGCTATCACAAAATCGTAAAAGCAAATGGGGAAGTTGTCACGCTTTCAGCAGATAATGAGATTTGCAACGGGGTGGCTGGTTATAATTCTGCTTCACTTCACGTATCCTATATTGGGGGCATTGATTCGCGCGGCAATCCGCTTGACAATCGCACGCAAGGCCAAAAGGATGCGCTCAGCCAAGTCCTGCACGCGTGGCGTGCCAAGTACCCCAACGCCCAGATTCAAGGCCACCGCGACTTCCCACGCGTAAACAAAGCTTGCCCTTCCTTCGATGCCAAAGCTGAGTACGCTCATATTTAGCCTGCTACTGGCTGGATGCTGTCGTAAGGCAGTGGAGGTCCGCACCAACACGGTTGTGCAGAAGGACAGCGTTATGATTGAGGTGCCGAGGTTCACGGAGCTGTTTATCGACAACCCCTGCGATTCTGTGGGCATCCTACGGAAGTTCAGATTAACGGACAGCACGAAATCAAGCGTTTTAAGCGCATCAAATTATCGGGGTGGTATTCGCATCCAACTGCGCAGAGATACGGTCATACAACGCTTCGTAGAGCGCGACACGGTAACGATTGAGCGCGTGGTGAAAGTCGAGCCTGCAAAGCGCAAGAATCGGATGGCGTTTGTGTGGTTCGGAATAGCACTGGGATTGGTGCTTTCGATTGCGGCTTTTCGGCTGATGCGCCTGTAATCAAGGCTTGGCGGGAAGGCTTTTTCTAAACTTTTTTTTGGAATGTGCGTTTAGACGCTGGAAACGCAGAAAAAAAAATAAAAAAAGATTTGGAACATATATATATATGTATGTATATTTGCATATACCAAAACGGTAGCAACTAACCCTCTAAACCCCAAACCCAATGAACATCATCGAATCAACCCCCATCAACCTCGGCAATGACGATTGCGACATCGTGAATGCCTTCATCTACAAGCAGAATGGCACGCTTCACCTGCACATCGATTACCCAACGTCTGACCGCATTACCAATGAGTTCGAGAATAGCGACATTGACGCGCTGTGGGAGTGCCAGTATCCTGAATGGAATGACCTTCTTTTTTCAACCACCCTCTAAACCCAAACCAAATGCAACACGACATCATCGCTCACACACCCATCACGCTTGACAATGGCAAGGTGGTGGATGCGTACATCCACAAGCAACCCAGCGGAATGTACGCGCTTCACGTGAATTACATCTTTGAAGCGAACACCAATTCAACCCGAACAAAGCAGATTGCCGAAGCAGTGTGGCGCAAGCAACACCGCGACTGGTTCAGGTTCATCCGCTTCCAGCGTTCATCCACACCACTGCCAATGCCTAAAACTAACCAATGAAACACACCTTCACCCTTGACGCGTGGTTTGCGCATATCCGCAAGCAACTTCGCACGACACCAACGCCAACATCTGCGGAAATCAAACAGCCACTGCGCTTCGACTGGGCGCTTTATGGCAGAATTCTTCAAGCTAAACATTTAACCAATTAAACCCCAAAACAATGACTAACCTATTTGACCGCTTGACACCTGCCGCAATGGAGGTGTACAACAGCCTTCCCGAATCAACCCAGCAGTTGATTTTCGACACCCTGCAAACAAAGTACTACACCTCGATGAGTTACAACGACGCGCGGTTTATCTGCACGGCATTGCAGTGCAAGGATATGTTTATGATGCCCTTCCTGTTCGTTGACGTTGACCGCAACTACGCCGCAATATGAAAGCCCTGACATACACCGCGTTCCTTTTTATGACCTGCTTCGTCTGCGCCATCCACACCGATGCTGGTTGGTGGTACTTCACCGCCTACGCGCAAACATTCATATTTATATATATATTTGCGCTCATAAACAAACACGATGAAAAACACAACCAAAACCAAAACCGTTAAACCCCTTATGCAACTTACTTCCGTTTACTGCGAGGCTGACACCCTCACCCTATGCCGAGCGCGATTTGGCACGATTCGCGCCGCGTTAAACTATGCCGCTAACCAAACACAAACTAAACCCTTAAATCAATGACAAACCTAAAAACAATCAACATCAAGGGCAAGCCTTATGTGGAGGTCGTGGAACGAATCAAATACTTCCGCGAACACTTTGCCGACCATTGCCTGACCACCGAAGTGGTGCAACTGACACCCGACTTCGTAGTGCTGAATGCCATCATCACCGACCCAACTGGCCGCATCGTTGCGACTGGACTGGCACAGGAAGACCGCACCAGTTCAAACATCAACAAGACATCGTATGTCGAGAACTGCGAGAGCAGTGCTTGGGGGCGAGCGCTTGGAAACTTCGGAATCGGATTGAAGGATGCTATCGCCACCGCTGATGAGATGCAGTTTGCACTCGCGAAGGAAAGCGAACTGGAAAAACTGCGCACCGATTACTGCATCCTGATTGAAGCGCTTGACCCCGCCGAGATGGCGCGGTTACTTCCGCAACCACACTGGGATGCGGCCAAGTTTGCCAAAGGAATTGAATACGTTAAATCACAACTTAAATCCAACAAAAAATGATACCACAAAAATTAGAATTATACAAAAACAAGGCATTACAAATTAGAGAAATGCTATTGGCCGCAGAGCTAATAAAAGAACCTGTTAACCGAAAAAAATTAGAAGCATTTCAAAAAAATGTAAAAAATTCAACAGGAAGGCAAGGTATGTCACATTATTTGAAGTCTAAGTTAATAAACGCTGATTTGATTTTTTATGACGAACAAATCAAAACATATTTTTGGAACGAGGATAATGACGATAAATTAAATAACGTAATTCTTGAATATGCAAAAGAATGCCATTTGCGCTCTCAAAATGAAAGAAATAGAATTGCTTTAATACGTCATAAAAAAAAGCAAGACACGATTCACGAGCCGATGCTATTCGATAGCGTTATGCGCGAACAAGACCAATCAACAGTCACATTGAAATTATCACCCGAACAATTTGAACAACTGAAAAAACATCATCAATTACTAACCACCATCCTAACTACAACCAACCAATGACACCCATAGAATTCATCTACACCCTTCCTGCCCATCGCCGCACATCACTGCGGCAGATGGCCGAGGAACTCAACAAGGCAGGCATCACCACCAAGCGCGGCTGTGCGTGGCGAGCATCCAGTGTTTACCTGCTGTTCGGCAGGGACAACAACAAGTACCACTCAACGCCGAAGCTACCACAGGCTCACGTGACAAAAGCACTCCGCAATTTGTCACGCGCTGAATCCCTCATCCGTTCATCACTTCAAATCTTGCAAGAAACAAATGGCTAACCTGCAACTACCCGCCAACATCAGCAAGGCTGACATTAGCGAATTCGTGGACTCAGTGACCTCGGAAGTGCTGGATGGCAATATATCACCGCTATCCGTACACGTTCGCTGTAAGGCGTTGATAAAGGCACTGGAAGGAATTATCGAAAACACGCAAGATATTGCCATTGACGAGGCGTACCACTACAAGGGCGCGTTCAGCATCGAAGGTGCGAATGTGGTGCTACGCGAAGGACACGGAATGCCCGACTTCACGCAGGATGATTTCTGCAACGAGATGAGCGCGAAGTTGAAGGCGCGACAGGAACTGCTCAAGCAAGCGTTCAGGATGAACGGCAAGGCCGTAATTGTAGACCCTGACACTGGCGAGGTCGTGCCAGTGCTACCGATGAAACCCAATAAAACCACCTTAACCGTTACCTTCAAATGACACCACAAGCATACAAACTATGGCTGGCAGGGCTGAGCATTGCCAACCTGCACGTCGAGCAAGCCAACTGCGAGTTGGTGATGCGCATCGCCATCAACCACACTGTTCGAGATTCAGCCGCAGATAAACTGCGGCTGGTCTTGGCGGAGTTAGATTCACGCCAAATCAAGAAGTAAATTCACGCCAAAACAAGAAATGACTATGAACGACATCGAATTTGTATTTGAAATTGAAGACGAAGCAGGTAGCTTCGAAGTACCTATGTACTTTTCAGCACACGAATGGTTTGATTACGATAGTGGCGACATCC